CTGAACCATCGCAGTTGGTGATGTCGCCCTCATGGGTCACATCGAGCTTCGCATAGCCTAGACGCTCGCGAATGTCGTCGGGCACGCACAACCCTGTCGCCACTGCATGCACTCGTGCCTCCACCGCACACGGGGCCAGACCACAGCCCACCCAGGGATGTTTCTCCTTAAGGTGGTCCATGATGGCCAACGTGTATGTCGCCAGCGGCGCGTTATGGTCACCGTCGCAGTTGACCACGTTCCGCGGTTTGAAACCAGGCTCGTCCTTGCCGAACCCACGCATCGTGCGTGGTTCGGACTCTGGGCTAACCTCAGTATGCAAACGGCTGACCGTGAGTGCTTGCGACGGGCGCGTCCAACGCTCCGCCAGTTCCTCGATGGAAAGCGGCATGACTGTCCCGCGATCCTCGCCAAGCACGCAGCGAACAAACTCGGCCGCGTACCCCGCCAGGTCCGACTTGAAGGTGTGCCCAGCAAATTTCTTCTGGGTGTCCTTCACACGGATCTGATGGGACGCAGCCTCATTCGCCATGCAGCGTGCAGGCACGGGCGTGGGGCATGTGACTAGGGGTGGGGCGAACGCGATAGCGATCTCCCCGCCGGTCGGCGAGTCTCCGGGTGCCGCGGGATGGTCACACACGTAGTGTTCGGGAGGTGGGGGGCCGGCGATGAATGTCGTAGAACCAGTTTTCTGAACGACGCTCACGGTACCGCTGGGCCTCCAACCTGACTGGATCAAACCAAACAGGATGGGAGCCCAACGGATGCGCGCGTCCTTCGTCTTCTTGTTCTCCGACACCGACATCCACTTCTCCACGTCCACCACGTGCTTCAGACCAACCGCTTGTGCCTTAGCGCACCAACCAGCGTAGTCAATCCTGGAAACCTCCAAAGCCTCGAAAGACCCTGGGCATGAGATCGAGAGGTGGCCATCGCCACGATCAAGCACCGCCACATCGCCCACCATGCACTCGAACCGCGACAGCTTCGTCCTCGGAACACGGACCCAGTAAGGAAACGCCACACTCGACGCCGGGAACAACCCCACGATCCGCCGGCCGCTCGGGCACTGCCGCTGCTCCACGTAAAACGTGAGGCAGTTGCCGTACCAATCGATGACCGACAGGTTGTCGTGATTGTAGTCCCACAGCGGATGAGAGTAGTGTGCTCCTCCGTTGACCATGCACTTGAGAACAGTGCCATCGTAGCTAGCGCAACCGGCTACGTCTGTGTACGAACCCCGCGTCAGCTCCCACGCCCCATCCGAGTGGACTCCCGCCGCGTCACTTGGCACTAGCGTGTACAACAGCATTG